ATTTAAAATTCTATCAGCTACAAATTGAATGTTTACTGGAAGAATCATTTTTCTTCCGTTCATTGCAATTTTTAGTCCTCTTTCGTCGATAAAACCAGCAATATCAATCATCGCTTGTTCTAATGAGGTTTCATTGATGTCTGCATCAGTTGAACTTCTATTTGAAAAAGTTCCACCAAACGTTGTTGGGTGAGCTGTGCTAGCTAATGTAACGCCATCTCCACCAGTAGTAGAGAATGCATTGTTTAACACATTTGCTCCTCTAACTTGTTTAGTGTAAGCCATAGATCTAGCTAAAGCTTTAGTGTAACGAGCAGATAAAGTGTCGTAAAGGTTATCCTCTACTGCTTCTTCCGTCAACGCAAACGCTAATGCGATTGTGTCGTGTACGTATCTCGCAGTGAAAGATTCTTTCGCAGTATCAAATGCTACTGCAGACCCTTCCGGCTTTACCGCTGCTTCACCAAAACCTACTAACATTACTTCTTCTTCAAAAGCTCTGTCAGAAGATTCTTGACTGAAAATTTCAGCAGACTCATTTTCGTATCTTTTATATTCTAGTCCAAACAAAGCGTTTAGACCAGGTTCCAGTTCTTTGGCGAGCTGGGCTCTATTAATTGCCATTTTCTAGTCCTTTCCTATTAAACGCCTTGAGTACCAGTACCACCCATAAGCTGGTGATTATTAATTTTAACAACGAAAACACTGTTATTAGCAGTAGTATCGTTACTTGGGACATCCCAAAAACTAATTAATCTCACTTGATGAGTAGCAGTAGTATTCTTGCTGCTTGAATCTATTTCTACACCCGACACACCCGTAGTGGTGTTGCCAGCGCCGAAAACCAGATTACAGTTTTCGTTTAAGTTTGCCGCCACAAGATTTACTGAATCAGAATCTTGTTGAGCTATAAATGATTGTTGGGGGTCATCCACAATAAATCCTACCGCATCGCCAGGCGATGTTGAAGCAGGAAAATAAGGCCTCCATGTTGGTTTACTTGTAGAGGGATCAGTATAAAAACATCCTCTAAATACTCCACAAAATGCAGTACTCGCAGTACCCACTTCTACAGTTCCATCGTTCTTGTAAGTAACGGGGTCCCCTGTGAAGATAGCTGTACTTTGATTGTCCGCAATTGAGTATTTTGTTAAACCACCATTATTCGGATTTTGACCAACTTTTGCAATTGGTATTAAACCAAATGCGCTATCAATATTTGCCATATTGTCATCCTTTTAATAGTTTTGGCGGTCTAAAATCCTACTAATTAGTCTTTTTTTCCACCAAAGGTTACTCTGCTCTGCCTCTCTTTTGAGATTGGCATGCTTGGATGCTCGTTTTTCATTAGATCATTATCAACTGATGCCATCTGATCGTCGGTTAAGCGCCTGAAGTAAGCGTCTCTATCTTCTTTTACCTCAATCGGACATCGCATTAATAACAATCCACCAACTCCTATTACACCTTTATATTTGCCTTCAGCGATAGATGGTATATCTTTTCTATCGGGATATTCTTTTAAATAAACAAATTCGTAACCTGAACGAAGACGACCCATAATATTTTTTTCATCAGCCTCTCCTCTAAATTCAGCTCGAACCCATCTATGGTGAAATCCTTCTGGCGGTTCTGGTGCCTCTAAGTTTGATGGAGGAACCCATCCTCTCTTACGAGCAACCTTTTCACGGGTTTCAGCTTTGCGTGAGGTCTTTTTAATTTGTTCAACTTTTTTTGTTTCAGTATTCATTTACGCCTCCTTCACGTGTTTTGCGTATTCTTCCAAGGGCACACCAAGTTTTTTTGCGATAGCAACTTGTGAAGGTGTGAGTCTCACAGTGCGGCGTCCAGTGGACGATTTTCGTACCACCGATGCAACTTTTTGCCTCGGTGTTTTAACTTCCCCTCCATCATTAAATTTATGGGGAAACTCTTTTCTTATACGTTTATCTATTTCAGTATAATATTCATCGTCTCTCGCGTCAATACCCTCTTTTATTAACTGATTATGAATATCATAAGCTGTATAAGTCATAGCATTGTCATTGCCAAACCATTCATTTTTTTGAGCCCAAGCCACAGCTTTAGGATCAGTAGGCTGTTTAGATTGTTGAGCCTTACCTCCCTCTGAAGCTGCAATTGCTTCGTTAATATCAGATTTAGGTTCTTGATCTAATTGATTTTTTCTTTGTATAGCTTTCGCTTTTGAAACTTTTAATCTTTCATCTTCTATAGTTAAACGAGCTATTTCTTGTTGAGCGGCTACTTGTTTTTCAACATCATTTGCACCTACAGCGGCCTCTAACGCTCTCTTTGCAAATTCTCTTTGATTAACTAAAGCTTTTTCTCTGTCAGCCAACATTGAGTCTGTTTGAACAATGTTAGTAGATTTCATTTTATCGTTTTCTTCTTTAACCTGTTTTGCATAGTCAACAGCAGCTTGTTCACGTCTTTCTGCTTCACGCATTTTACGAGTAAGTTTATCAATACGTTTTTTTACGCCTGCACTATACTCTTCAAGTTCTTCTTCTTTGGTTGTAGTTGTTTCAGATTGTGGTTTTTCTTCTATTACTTCTGTAATTTCTTTTTCTTCTTCTTTAACTTCAACAACAGGAGCCTCTTCTTCCGTTGTTGCGACAACATCATCTTTTTTATCTTCTTTTAGTGTAACATCAACAGCGTTCCCTGATGTGTCAATAGGAACAAGTTTTTCTGAAGATGGTGTTATTGATTCTGGCATGGTGCCTCCATGTTATAAAATATTTGCTGGCAAAATGTCTCTCGGGTCATCAATGACTGCCAGTATTTCATCATCGTTGACTATTCTTAGTTCACCTCCGTCTATCTTAATACGAGATCCTGCGTATCTTGTAATAAGAACCCAATTACCTTCTTTACACCAAGGGCCCTGGGGAAAACGTTCTTTGTCTTTATAACAACTCGGTCCTTGCTTTAAAACTTTACAAACATTTGTAGCAATTTGAGACTGTTCAACTGTTTCATCAGTAAGATGTAATCCTCCTGATGTTTTACTCTCTAATTTTAAAGGATATAGCACCATTCTAAAACCAGTTGGTTGAGGTACTTTTTCTAATTCTTTTTTTTGTTTTTCAGGTGTTTTTGTATCCCAAACATGTTTGGGCACAATTAATTTTGGTTTATTCATCTTCTAGCTCCGTTTTCTTTAGCAGGTCCGTGAGTTCCTGTACTTCTTGTTCTAAGGCATGTAACTTCCCTGTTAAATACCTATAATCAGCCCAATCTTTTGGTGACCCAGATAATATAGCTTGTTTTACCTGGTCTTGTCTAGATATTAATTGTTTTTTATAATAAGTAAAAAAATTCTCTAGGCGCATGTAGACATAATTTTTGCTAAACTTTGACAACGATTTGGGGTCTGTGCATTCCATCTCGAGTCAAGCATCTCGGCGCTTGCCCTTTGATAATCACGTGCTTCAAGGGCAGAAATCATATTTTTAAAATTTCTTACTCCTTGCGTCCCAAGCTGAAATACCATCTCCGTTACTATATTTTTTGCTTCAATATGTAATTCCTGAATGTGCCCAACTAATTGATCAGCACCCATTTCTGCTTTGGCAAAATCTTTATCAAATAATTTTAATAATTCATCTTTAGAGTATTCTTTACCTTCTTCAAAATTATCTTCCTCGGTAATAAGGTGGCCGTAGCCTATGGTGGCCTTCCCTAATGAATCGAGGTATGGCTTTGCAATAAACCCTTCGTGTTCACGTATTCTTTTTTTTAAAACTTCAGACATTCTTTCTCCTTATATAAATATTTTAGTTTTTTGTCTTTTGCTCGGTAGCATTCGACTAAATCCTTTTGGATAAACCTCTATATATCCTCCCTTATTCTTTTTTACAATCTTATTTCCGTGTTCTGAAGCCCATTTTTTTGCCATTTCTGGTTTATTAGCATAGAGATATGCTCTTTGTTTCTTAGATCTAAACGGCACTTATTTTTTAAAACCACGCAGAGTTTTCGCTAATCGAGCACGCTGTCCGATTTTACCTTTTTTCTTCGCTGCAGCATCAAGTTTTTTTGCAGGAATATCTTTTCCTTTTTTAACGCCTAAAGAAGCACGAAGAGCTCCTGGTTTCTT